ATTAAAGGTTGTGTTAGAACCATTGTAAGTATTACTACTCGTGTCTAAGACACTGAAGGTTCCGTTTTTAATTGATTGTCCTATGTATGCCATATTTTATTCCTTGGGATATTTATCCTTAATTGGTTTTATCATTTCTTCTTTCCATTTATCAACGCCATCATGATATATTTTATCAAGTTGGTCTTTTACACTAGGGTACTCGGCAGCTCTTTTATATTGATATTCATTTGGGTCAGTCCATGCTTCTACTTGTGTCCAATCAATAGTTACACTATTTTCACTAGAGTCTGTAGCTACTATATCAGCTTTTGAATTTCCTTTTATTGTTACAGCATTGTTATGTATTGCTCTGATTGCTTTGTGTAAATCTGCCATTATGCTAAGACCTCCATGGCTGTTATCATTGTTGTTCCAAAATCTGTTGAGTTGTTGTATGACCTGTTTAAAGTCACAGTTCCACCCGAATTATCATTTTTAAATTTTAAGGCATAGGTAATCTGAGATGTAGATGACGGACTATCTAGGTAACTCCAAGTAATAGGAACTAAAGCATCATCTTGTACAGTATAAAAAGAACATTCTTTTAATAAAGTTGAATCTCTATGTAATCCAGTTGTAACTCTAGTATGCGAAGCATCATTACCACCAACGCCAGAAACAAAAATCATTATTTTGCTAGATGTTGCACTAGGCGTTATATTTACATTTAAATCAAAATCAGCATAAGATGTTGAAGTTGAAGTTTTTACATCGTCTACTACAGTTTGAACCACTTGACCAATCTTACCAAAGCCCGTGGCTTTAGCTATAGTGACTGCATCATCTGCTATACCACCTGTTGCTATTTGTGATTTACTCATCTATCCTCCTATGGTTTAGTAGGCCAAGTTGCGTTTTCGCACTTCTCTACTGTATCTTTTCCTGCAGGTAAATCTCTTAGTGCTTGACGATATGTTCTCATATCATCAGTAAGAGTGCTATCTGATAAAGCTAGATAGTCTGTCTCTGCTAATAATCTGTTTCTTTTATTTCTTAATTCAGCCAAGGCTCTAGCAGGAGCTCCATCAGCCCATGCTTGTTCTTCTGCGTCACGAGCAGCTTCTTCTTCTGCTGTGAACTGAACCTTAACTCCATTTATATTATGATATCTTGGCATTGTTTCTCCTTAATTAATTCCATACATTTCTATGGTTCCTGAGTCTATGTTTCCACTAGACATTTTAAATTGTATTGCATCTATAACACTAGTCGTATTAAAATAACCTGCAATAAAAGCATCTTGTGCTTGGTCATTATATCTATAAGAAGCTATTCTACACATAAAATGCTTTACAAATGTTGTGCTACTTGGGTCAAATAAAAATAATTCTCCTGAACAGGCTTGGTCATTGTCATTACCTAATTCTTCATTTAATTTTTGAAAAGAAGTTGACTGTGCTAAATCACTTCCAGTAGCATATTCTAAACCAGAATCTGAACCTGCCTCATTATGACCTGCTCTAAAAAATGTTGTAGTTTTAGTAACATTATAATTACTACCAGTGTCTGAACTTCCATTAAACGTAAAATTTGTTTGGTCAGTAGCACAATGAATATTTACAAATCTAAACTTATAAATATTATAAGTGCTATCTATATTACTAGTAAAATCTAATGTAGCACTACTAGAAGCTGTTAGTGTAGCTAATTTTTTTTCTGGATAATCTACTCCTGCTATAGAGTTAGTTCCTGTAAAGGCATAATTAGCAGTTAGGTCCATAGATGCGGGTTGAATTTTACTTAATGCCATATAATGCTATCCTCCCTGTTTCAAAAGTTCCTGAAGATGTTGAAAACTGAACACCGTCTATTGCTGCTGTGACATTACAATATCCTGAATAAAACTCCTGTGCTGATGTATCGGAGTGATTACTTATTTGATTCACTCCCATAAAATGTTTTACAAAAGTAGTGCTGCTTGGGTTAAACAAATATAATTCTCCATTAAAATTTTCATCATTGTCATTGCCTACAGAAGTTGCAATTTTTTGTGCTCCCGTGCTTTGTGCTAAGTCTGCACCTGACGCATAAGCCAAACTAGTAGAACTATCATTTTCAGGATGATTAGCTGCAAAAAATGATGTTGTTTTAGTTGCATCATAATTACTTCCACCATCTCTAAAATTTACAGAAAATGTAGTTGTATTATTAGAGGGATGTATATTAATTAGTCTAAATAAATATGTTTTGTATGTGCCATCTAAAACTACACTACTAGCACCATTAACAAAACTAATAGTAGAATCTGCACTAGCATCAATATTCTTAATTAAAAATAATTTCTGTGTAGATATAACTCCAGTCACTGTGCCTGTCAGAGCATAATTATCTGTCAGGTCAAAAGAGTTTGCATCTAATTTACTAAGTGCCACTATACTACTCCAAATAAATCTATTGTTCCGCCTTGTATTTCACCACTTTCATACTTGAATTGTATTCCTGTAATCGCAGAAGTTGTGTTAAAATATCCTGCAGTAAACTCCGACATTTGTGAACCAGAACTTTGTGGATGAACTATTTGACTCACATAATGCTTAACAAAAGTTGTACTACTGGGGTTGTATAATTTTAAAATTCCACTACATCCTGAATCTGAATCTCCCAAAACTGTTGCAGATAGACGTTGAAAACTCGTTCCTTGTGCTTGGTCACTACCCCCTTCATATTCTAGACCTTGAGTAGAACCATCTTCTTTATGTCTAAATTGAAAAAAAGTAGAGGTAGTAGTCACATTAAAATTACTTCCATCTGTTGTTGTTTGAAATGCTAAAGTTGTTCCATTAGTTTCAGGATGTATATTATTTAAGACAAGTAAATATTCTTTATATGTAGAATTTATACCACTAGTAAAACTTGCAGTAGCATCAGAACCATCAGAAGTAAATGTGCTGATTAATACTAAAGGTGTATCATCAAATCCTGTGACTGTGCCACTAAATCCAAATGTACCTGCAAGATTTAAGCTATTGGCTTTTATCTTGGATAGTGATGTTCCAACCTCTCCAAATGCCATGTTAGATACCTATTAATTTATATCCACCAAAATAACTTGTTACGCCTTCACTTTCATTATGCTCAATGGTAGGATTACCTGAAGCATCATTTAATATTGTAAAAACTTCATAATAGTCATCAGAATCTGCTAAATCCATAATTTGCATATTTAAAGCTATTTGATTCGCATCATTAGTAGCAGGGTTATGTTTTGTAGAAAATATTTCTGTTCCGTTTTTTTTAATACTAATTCTAAAATCCTCTAACTCAGAATTTGCATTAGACTTACCATGAACTTGAGCAAAAAGAAAATAAGTACCTGCTACTGTTGGTGTAAATCTATAATTACTTGAGTGGTCGTATTTGCTATCTGTATCAAAAATTTCAGTATCAAATTGAACTTTTGTTAAAGTATTGTCTGTTATAGTTTGGTCTGCTGACATCTTTGCCATAAACGCAGGTGTGTTTTGAAAAAATTGTGCATCAATTCTTTTTACTGTACCTGCATCAGATATTAATAATTCATCAGTTGTTGCAGGTATTGCAGCTAAGGCTGTGTGTCCAGATATAACTGTGTTGTCAAAACTAGATGCTGTTACAGAACCTGCTGTTGGTGAAACACTAGCAACAGTCGGTGCTTGATGAACTACATAAATATTATTTGTGCCACTAGGAGGTGCGGCTGTAAATGTTAAAGTAGTTCCGTCTACTGTGTATGCACTGTTTGGGTCTTGACGAACATTCTCTACAAAAACCTCTATGTCTAGTGCAGAGTTTGCTCTTACATCTAATGTAAAAGCTGTCGTACTAGCATCACCACTAAATCTCTTTCCTACAAGAGAACTAAATTGATTGCCTACTTCTATAGGTGTACCAACGTATGCCATTCTAGGTTATCTCCATAATTGATAAAGCTATATCTGCAGCACCTGAAGCTGTTAACGAAAGTGTGTCAGTTGTTTCCATAACCACTTTGTTACCAGACAATAGTTCAAGTGTACCACCTACAGGTATGGGTGCGTTAGTTACTAGTTCAACTGTTTGATTAGCTTCGTCATTTGCACCTGCTCTATTAGATGTATCTGAACCTAAACTTACTGTTGCAGTAATCTGTGATGTAGTTGTATTACCTACCATGATTCCAAGAACTACTGTTGTTGTAGAACTGGCTACAGTGTAGATAGTATCAGCACTTGTTACACCTGCTTTTGTTACTACTTTAAATGTATTTGCCATTTATCCTCCTATCCTAATGCGATTGCCAATGCTGTTGGGTCATCAGTAGAGAACCCTTGGCCTGTCATGTAAGTTGTTAATCTTGATAGTGCAGCTTTTCTATTTGTACCACCTGCACCGTCATCTACTATAATTAAATCTGAATCTGTTAAGTCAGCATTTATATCTGTTCCACCATCTATTTCTAATGCTGATAAAGCAACTTTACCTGCAGTTGATATAGTGTTCAGTTTACTGTCTTCAATAGAACCTGCTAACATAGAGTTTTCTACAGCACTAGCAGCAATCGTTACCGCACCACTAGAAGCGATAGTTACATCTCCTGATACTGCTACCTCTTCATAAGAAGTTCCATCACCTACTAAAATTTTACCAGAAGTAACATCAGGCATTTTTAATAATGCACCCACTGTTACATCACTGTTAAATGTTGCAGCACCTGCAGCACTACCATCTATGGTTAAGAATGTAGTATCAGCACCACCATCAGTTCCTTTTAAGATAATATCTGTATCATCACCTTGTGCATCAATAGTAATATTACCCGCACTTGTTGCTAGAGTTGCAGCAGCATCACCTGTAGATATATCATCTAATGCAACGGCAGCACTGGTGTAAGCATTAATCTGAGATGCATTGACATACTTTGTTGTACCACCGTCATCTATTAAAAACTTATCTGAATCTGCAATCGTAATACTTGTGCCATCTGTAGCACCATCTATTTGTACCGCAGCACCGGAAACTTTATCGGCTGTAGTAATTGTATTTAATTTACTATCAGCGATAGAACCTGCTAACATTCCGTTAGTTACTGTGCCACTATCTCCTGTGCCAATAAGTGTACCTGTTGCTACTGGTAATGTTAATACTGCAGAACTACCTGCTGAGTGAGGTTGTGCTTGAAGTGTTTGAGCATGTGCGTTTGATGACTCACAATAAAATAATACTTTTGCAACACTGCCTGTTCCTGTTCTAATATCAATGTTACCATCTGTAATAGACACACCTCCCGAAGAACCGTTACCATCCATGATAACCTTACCACTACCATTCGGTAATAAATTAATATTACCATTAGATACTGATACAATATCATTACCATTGACATCTAAGTCTCCACCTAGTTGTGGTGTACTGTCATCTGCTACATTTGATATAGCATCGGATGAAGCAAGTCCTGATACTAAGGTGCTTCTT